AACAAGTGGGGGCGCATCCTTCAGCGGTCAGGGATGCGCTTCTGCGCAATCTAACATCAGAGGAATACGGAGCTTTGTTACGCAAACGAACATCGTCCAAGACAGATGCGATTAAAGAGCAGTTGCGTTTAAACAAGTCGCCACCTGTGATTGCCAAAGAGTTCGGTGTTTCTCGCCAATATGTTTACGCGATGCGTGATCGTATGCGAGAGGCACAGGATAAAGCTATCGATAATCTGGGTGACAAGGATTATATCGATGGAAAGGTTGGCATCTTGCAATCACAAGAGCAACGCGATAAAACAATAGAAGATATTTTGGAGATGTTGTGATGGCAAACTTCGCAAGCGACCAATGTTTCACATGGAACAATGAGCTGAGTCGAGATGAAAACTTCCATCAGTGGTATTGTTTAAACACATCGGAGCGGGAATCATGGGGCGAAAAGCCCCACCCGCAGCGGTTAGCTGAAGCTATCTTCGATAGACAATATGGACAGGTTAAACTTCCGGTGATCGGTAGGTTCCGTCAACGTACTCGTATTTTAAATCGACTGTTCCCACTCGACCAGACTGCTTAAACCTAATCTTCTTAACGTGGATTCGGATATCATTCGATCCCTCAGTGAAATCCCTTTCCACGATTAAGATGTTGTCAGCTTTGTTATAGAAGTTGGCACTTCCTGCAATATCATACGGCTCTGGCACAGGGAACGTGCCATCCGCATTCCTTCTCAGCTTCGCTGGGTGCGCTACCAGAAAGATAGAGCACTCATTCGTCGCTGCCCACCTCTTCAAAGAAGCAAGCATCTGAGACACATACTCTGTTTCTGTCCATCCGCTTGGTCTTCTATGTTCAAACTCATTATACGGATCTAACACTAGACCCCTGACGTTAGGGTATCTCTGTACGCACGCACTCGCGTTCTGCAAACACCACTCAACCGTAGGGGCCTCATCATCTGATCTGATCCAGTAGAATCGATTCTGGATAAACTCACACGCCTGTTTCCATTCCGAGCTGTTCATCTTCTCACCGTTCTGTACATGCCATGCTGGTTTGCGCACATATTTAGCAGCCAGTTTATTGATGTGCTCATCAACAGGATTCTCAAACGAACACACAGCGAATCGCCACTCATGTTCCCGCGCCATGTTTAAACAGATTTGATCTAGGAATTCTGACTTGCCAACGCCGGGTGCTCCGCTGATTATCGTCAACTCGCCGGGACGTATGCGGTAGTTGAAGTCCATCGCCCTGATCCCTGTGCTACTACCCTGTTTCACCTCGCCATGTAGCAACGCGAATGCTTCGTCGGCAAAGCTCTTGGTTTCATGCAATGCCTTCAGAGGCCACGGCTCTGCTGCCTTTACAAACTCCACCAGCTTTTCTACACCGTAACCTACGAGCACATCGTTAGGATCTTTGCAGCCTTCGGGCCACTCCACTCTCCAACACCTGTGCCTACCAAGTCTCCGCGCCAGTTCGTTGCGCATCGCTATCCCAACGGCATCCCCGTCTGTCAACAAAACTATTCGTTTAAACGATTCCATTTCTGTTTGCAGGTCATCAATCCACTGGAGCTTTTTGTCGCTTGCCCCATCAGGTACGCTTACGACATTGCTGAATCCAGCCTCGATCAACGACAAACAATCCACCTCTCCTTCGGTGATAATCAACTCATCGTTATCACGATTAATCATGTTCCAGAGGTAGGGCAGACGCTCACCGTCTTTTATCTGGGTAAACTTCTTATCTTTGGTACGAAACTTAACGTTGATAGTCTTGCCATCCGAGTCTTTGTGTACGAATGCAATCGCGTTCTCCTGTCTCCCACCTATGTAAGCTGTTCCACTCTCAACACCAGCAAGCTCTACGGTCTGCTGAGATATCTTTCTCTGTGCAAACCAACTGATCACACCATCTGAAGGTGCTTGAAGTTTCGGTACAGCAGGTGGTGATTTCTTTTTAGTCTTCTGTTTAAACGGACTGGACATCTTGTTCCTCCAAACGTTCCCTTCCCAATCGCAATGATGGCAACGCCACTGTGCGCCATCGTGGTCAATAGACATGGAGAGACAGGGATCGCTTTTGTTTTTTCTTTGTGGGCTGCATTGGGGGCATGTGGTTTTGTTCTGCCCCTCTTGCAGATTTTGTACGGAGAAACCTTGCTCCGCTAACTCATCCCAGAAACTCATGGTGCGGTCTTAAATACAGGTCTACCTTCCGCATCGATCTTCCTGTTCTGATCATCACGCAGATTTTCTATCGCATATTTTCTGTCGAGCTTTGCCAGATAGGATGAGGTTGAGAGGAACCAACGCTTCGCTGTCTTCGGATCAGCATCGTATGACAACCAATCATCACGAGCTTGAAGTACAGCGTCTAAGTTGTTGATATGTTTAAACGAATTTGACCACCTGTCGTAGTCATCATCAGTCAGCTTGATGGTGTTGCCATCGAATCTATATTTCTTCTCCATCATTTTCTCCTTTCGTTGCGGATAGAAAGTTTTCAATATTGAAATGACAAACTGGTTCCATGTCCTGTCCGTCACCTCTGTCTGACCTACCACCCCAATGGACAGAATCCGCTGGAGTGTTTGCCAAATCTAAATAGCCAATGCTACCGCATGACCACTTGACGATTAAGATTACATCTCGCCCTGTTGCTTCTGCAAGTTTTTTCGCTTCGGCAACTTTGTGAGCACTAATCATGTATGTTGGGTACTTGTCTTTTGTGTTTTTCCTTATCTTGATTTCACCAAATCCCTCGACCTCTCCGTAATCACCGACAAACGTGTAGTCAATCGGATACATCTTAGGGTTGGGCTTTGCCGTCACCCCCCAATGTTTTGCCATCAGATCAGCGAGTGCTTTCTCTCTCTGTCTGTCAGCATCTGTCTCATACACTGGTCTAGTCATATAGTGTTGACATAATTAGTTAAGATTGGTTGGTGAAAGGAGGACGCTCCCCCCAAACCCCCCATTTAAAAAACGAGAAGCCTGAGAGATACGTCCATTCAAGATTGGTCGGAGCCAAGTGTGGACTTTGCTGCTAATTTATATCGCGCCGAGCAGCCTAACCCCCTCGCGCACTTTCTTGCTTTTTTAAAATAGAACAAGCAGAATTCATTTGTCAACTCTTCTCCGAAGAAACTGACTCCTTTGTTGCGGAAGGACGGGCCTGACCTAATTGATTTTGGGTCGGGCCTTTTTCGTCATAGTCTTCCAACTTCCAAACAGAGAACTCTACTCTCGGTTCGTGCTTATCCAGATATCTTGCGCTGCTAATCTTCTTAATTTGTCTATCGTTTTTGTAGATCAAGCCCTGCAATGCGTCGAGCACAACGCTGGGATCTAAGTCTTGTCGCCGTGTGGGATAATATATATCTGCGTGGAATCCCAAGTCGCCTTCCATCAGACAAGCCTTCGCTGGAACTTGCTGTTTAACCGCTGTTTCAAACGCGATAGCAGATGATGACTTGATGAACCTTGGTTTACCCGCGATAGTAACAAGTCTTCGGCTGTTAGATTTGCTTTGGCAAACGCCGTATATCGTATGGTTGACAAGCACCACTTCCATAGGTTACCTTCGTATCCCATAACTTTCGCAACAGGTTAACATGTATTTCACGAACGAGCTAAATCTACCTGCGCCACTCGCAAACGCCTTGCGCAAAGATGAGTATAGCAAGGGCAACGCAAGCTTCTCCGCTACTGGTCTACTGCGTCCACCAAGGATGGCAGCATTGTATGATGACCCCAACAATATTGTTTATCGTGATGTCAGACAGAACCTTTGGACTCTCTTCGGCACAGCTGTTCATAAAATATTAGAGAGTTCGGAGCACCCCGATTACATCACAGAGGAACGCCTGTTCTGCTGTGTGGGGGGAGCTAGGCTATCGGGGCAGATAGACATCCAGCACATACAAAAAGACGGCTCTCGCGTATTACAGGACTACAAGACACGCAAAGCCTATGGCGTGATGAATAACGATAGCGATGAGAAGCAGCTGAA